AGGCCGTTATAAGTCATATATGGATCGTCCAGGTCTGCATATAATTCTTTCCAGAGTGCCTTTAACCTCTCCTTTTTGCCGTATTTAAAAGCAGCGTAACATCCGTCTGCAAGTAAAACAGCGTCCAGCCCTGGGAATTGCTCAACTATTTCTAAATTGTCCTCTCCATAAGGGTAGGAATAAAGCCTTGCAGATACCGCCATACCTTTAGGCTGGGGGAGCTTAAGGCTTTCCAGGTTGTAATGGAACCATTCAGGGGAGTTTTCATCATGCAATGCAATTAAGTGCGGCACATAGTCCGGTAATACTCCGCATTGCATTGATCTATAACATAAAGTCCGGTTTATCAGGGAAAATGATAGGGTTATATATCCCTTTTTATAGCCTGATTTCGGCACTGTACTTGCAACATTCTGCATCAGTCGGGGCTTAAGCAGCTTTCCGGGGAATGATGTTACCAGATTTGCGGGTAATATTGCTCCCTGGCCCCCGGATAAAAGGTATCTGTCATTGATAAATAGCACCGGGTAATGACAACCGTCTGATATATAGACCACCATGTCAATATCAGTGTCTGATACGGGCAATACAATATCCTCAAAGACTTCATAATCCGGGTCCTTGTGGTATTCTCTCCGCTGCTCCGGGGTGTATGTGTCATATATCCTGAACTCCGGTACATTCAGTCTGGATTGTATAGCCATTGCAATGCCCTGACGCGCTGATATTTCCATCAATACCCTCTCTTGATCTTATTGATCTCCTGCCTCATCTGCTGCATCTGCTGTAAGGCCGGATTATCCTTGATTGCGTCTTTTCTGATCTGCTGCTTAATATATTGTGGTGATGCCTTTCTCTTTTGCTTCTCATTTTCTTTTAATTCTCTTTCGTGTGCCTTAAGACTCTTCCATACCTGCTGACCTCCGGGTATGCCGGCCCATTTTGCTATAATATAAGGCAATGGCTTGCTGCCTTGCTGCCCTCCCAGGGTTTTGGCTGTATCAATAACCAGCGCGGGTACTGCTCCGTAAACAGATTCACCGCCGAATACAAAAGCTCCCCCGGAAACCGGGAGTACTGTCATCATTTCTTTCCAGATTTCGTGCATCCCGCCTGCAATGCCTCCCGCTTCCCCCTCAACCTCTTTACCTTTGAGGGTGTCAACCCATATCTGCCCTGTATACCCTTCGTAAAATGCAGATAGAGGCGCGGGGAGTGGCGGGTTTTCGTCCATACCCAGCACCTCATATATAGTATTGCAAACAGTCCATGCTGCAGCCAGCTGGATTGATCTTTCTATCGTTGTTTTCTTATCGAGCATACTCATCGTTTCGTATACTGTAGCTGTAGACGGCTCCCTTGTTGTGGACCCGTCCGGGTTCTTTATCTTTTCCCCCCTTATTTCCTTGATAACCATAGTGTCGGCTGCGCCATATTTGGCTTTTGCCTGTTCCAGCGGGATATTCTGCTCAACGAGCTTGTGTACCTTCTTGTATCCGGCCACATCCTCTTTGAGAAAGTTAAGGTTGTTGATTACAAAGGTGTTGAAAAGAGTAAACGCTTTGCCTAATGGTGTATGCTGAACGGGAGCAAGGTCAATCCTTGAAGCACTGGCCTGTGTTCCGTTTACTACATCATCAGAAAAAACCACCGCTTCCCTATGAGTCATTCCTTTTTCCTTCGCCTGTCTATATGCTGATAGCCATGTGATAGTAGCAGTCTGAGTATCCAGAACCCTTAAGGGCATTGTGCCATAATCTGCAGCAACCGCCTGGGCTTTGCCGTATTTCCCTTTTGCTCCCCTGGTTATTTCTTCAACGGTAATGTCCATGCTCCGGCCTAATAATACTTTGCTTTCTTTTTGAGCAAAGGCCCTGTTTTCTTTAGACATGAAATCCTTAAGGCCCTTTGCAACGGACTTAGGACCCATCAACCCAATGGCATTAACAACTGCTGTGGGCTGTATCCCTGCTGATCTTATGTTATACGCCAATACGAATACTCCGACATTACGGCTTACTCTTCCAACTATTGCATTAATTGAGCCTTTGGTTTCAGATACTTTCTTTCCTGCCACAACATCAAGATAATCATGGAGGAATTTATGAGCATGTGGGTTGGTTTCAAAAAACCCGGTTTCATGGTTCAGGGCAAGCCTAAGTTTCCCTATAACCGGAGTGTTGTGTATTGTCTTAAGGGTTGAATTGGCATAAGTATCCAGAACATACGCAAGATCAGTCTCCAGGGGCCTTGTGCCGCCGATTCTCTCTTTAAGAAATCGGGAGGAATAATGTTTCATGTTATGCTGAGGCGGCTTGATGCCGTTAAAATCAGATACGCTTATTGTTGTAGGATCATAGCCGAGTTCTTCCGCAAGAGAAAACTTGCGCATAAATGTTACATAGTTTTCCCGCCTCTCTATAGGGGGAAGTCCTACGTCTGCCCTTGATGTATTGATTCTTTCCAGGTAGACATCCATCTGCTGCCTGACCTCTGTCACCTTTGCCTGCTGTGCCTGTGATAATTGTTCCAATGTCGGAGGGGTAATACCCATTTCCTGCAGCGTGGCCAAACCATCTTTATCCAGGGATATTAAATACTCCCCCATCTGGTCCCTTTCAAGGGGCTTAAACTGTCTTTTAAATTCCTTAACCCGCTGCTTTTCAAAACCTATTTCCTTTGTGGCATTATATTCGGCCTGCCTTAAGGGTGCAACAAACTCATCATAAATATGCTTGCCTAAATAATTCTTGGCAACTCTCGGCTTATTGAGAAACATATCCGGGTGAAACCCTTTAAATTGTATGTCCCGCTTAAGGAAATTTGCTGTTGATAGTTTCTTGTATATCTGCGCCGGGGATTTCTTCGCAAAGTTAAGAGTGTCTCCGTAATGACTTTCACCGAAAAATTCTTTATTGCTCCTGTTGAATTGACCGAAACTTTCAGATTCTCCCAATGACCTTTTGAAATTAATCAGGTGCATGGCCTTTTCTGTAACGGCCCAATCGTCCACTGCTCTCAGGGATTCTTTCATCTCTGCAGCTTTCTGTGCTGTGGTCTTGTTTTCGTACTCAGCCATTTTTAACTGCTGTTTATATGTGGGATTTTTCTCAACACTATCTAAAGCCTTTACTGCTTCACGTCCGTTCTTAATAAGGGCCTGCTCCTGCGCCCTGATTGCGTTGTCTGCTTTCTTAGAAGCAGCTGCTTCAACCTGTGAGTCAAAAAGTCCCAGCTCTGTCTTATATTTTGCTGCTATTTCTTTTTTGATCGCGTCCTGATATGCCGGCTTAAGCTGGTCAAAGCCGGACTCTTTAAAGTTTATGTGATCCATGAGCGTGTCCGGTTCAAGGACTACTTTAAACTTCTGTTCAGGAGTGAGTACAGAATCAATGTACGCCATTGTTGCGTCCATCTTTTCCCGGAGTTTAGGCATACTTTCATATCTGCGGTAATTGCCGGTGAGCTTGTCCATTTCCGCTTTCATAAGCCTTTCCTGCAATTCCGGTTTAGACTCCTTAAACCTTTGAAAGTTCTCCCTTAATCCGTCAACATCAGCTTTAATCTGTGCGTGACGTTCCATTATGGCCTGGCCCTCTCTGCGCTGCATATCTCTTATGGGTCCGGGGAGTACATCCTCATACTTCTGTGCAGCGAACCCGTCTCTCTGGCTTACTATATCATCAACTCGCTTGAGTACATCCGGCTTGAATGTGTAGCCCCCTGATTCTGTCTGATCGAGTATAAAGGGCCTGTACTCTTTGGGTATTTGATTAATCTGTATTATTTCCTTTGCGCTCTTGCCGTCTTTGTAGTTGGCCCTGATCTGCTTATCAATAACAGCGTCCTGTATTTTTGCTGCTCTTTGCAGTTCAATCTGTTTTTCGGTTTTAAATATAGCTTCATCTATTGCGCCAATAAGATTGTCGGCCTGTGCTTTTTGAGGATCGACATTCTTTATAATGTCTTCGGGCTTCACTCCCTTATGCTTTGCAGCATCCTGAATTTTTTGTCTGGCTTGCGGATTGCTGTTTAAACTTCTCATAAGACCGCTTAATAGCATATCTCTTGCGAATTTCTCTTTTGACACTGGAGCATCATTGAGTACGTGTTCACCTGCTGTTATCGCGGTTGTCTGTGCAAGCTCAGTACTGGCGGCATCTGTTATGTTATGGGCCATCCTTTTAACAGATTCAGAAGCTGCTCCTTTTGCTTTACCTGGTATAAATTGAGCGATTTTGTTAGCTACCGGCTTACCCACCTTTTCGAGTTTGCCGACCGTAGCCCCTAATGCCATGCCTTTAGCAGTAGCTTTTGAAACATCCCAAAGGTCAGGCACAGCCTCGTAAAAATCCGGGTCGTACTCTTCCCCTCTTGCTGCTGCTTCCTCTCTTTTTTCAATAAGTTTTCCAGCGGCAGCGGGTAGACCCATCATCCCCATATAGCCACCAATAGGGCCACCTCCGGCTGCGCCTAATGCTGTACCGGCAACATACCAGGGCATATCATAGGCAAGGCCCACGACTTCCTGTCCTAATTCCTCAACTCCGGTTTCAGGTTGCCAACCGGAACTTTGCCCTTCTTCAATAGCTTTTCCCAGTGCTGTATCAGGTGCATAGCTTTTGGCTGCTCTTGCTGAAAGCGTGTTGTATTTTCCATGTCTTAATGCTGCAAGAAAACCTTTATCCTGCTGTGCTTTTCGCATAACTTCCTGACGAAAAGCGGGATCAAGATTGGTAAGTTCCTGAGTCCAGCCGTTATCTATGTCGGATAAAGGTTGAGCGTTGATTCCTTCCATCCGGTCAGCCCCTTGATTAAATTCCAGATAAGCATTGCTGCGTTCTGATTCTTCAATATTGGGGGCAACTATCTCATTCCAGAATCGTTCCCTGGTTTCCTTTTTTTTCTCAGGTGAATAAGCCTGATATTTTGGAGATTCGACTATATCTTTCCATTTCATTTCAGAAATTCATCCACCGCTGAATTTTTACCGAGTGCAGCATATTGTCTATATGATATCATCTTTCCTGTAACCGGGTGAACCCTATTACTGAAAGTATCGCCTGCTTTATCCAGGTTGTTATTAAAAACCCGCCTTTCGGCTTCTGACTTATTCAGGCTCTTGTTGCTCCACATATCCTTTGCAGTATCAATAATCCCTGTATTCTTTTTAACGGTCTGATCGGTTACTGCACTTTCAATTAAATCCTGCTCAAATATGTCACCACTTGTTTTAACATCTCTGCCCAGGGTGTTGGAATCTTCTTTCCCTGCCGGTACAAGCTGTATCTGTGACGGGTCTTTAATCCCATATCTCTTCATAACATCAGGGTGGTTTTTAAAAGCGAAACCAGCCGGGTCTTTCTGGTCAAGAGCTGTAGTATTTACAGAAGTAAGAAACCTTCTGTTGCCTTTGTCATCAATCATTACAATGTGTGCCGGCTGAGGTTTCGGACCTTTGCCTCCGCTTGCGGGTGGGTTTATTCCCATTTGATCCATGCTTAAGGGCCTGAAATCTCCTAAATAAGATTTTCTCAAACTTGCGACACTATTTACATATTTACCGTATTGCTTTAATTTATCATCATAAGTCGCTGCGTTCTGTATTGCCCTGTATGCGTTTTCTGTTTCATCATTTATTCTATCCATTTCATTGCCGGTAAGTTCTGCTTTATATGGCTTGTTGGCATTTGCCTTTTTAATAGCTTCATTCTGTGACTGTACCTGCGCCTGACGCTGTACTGCCTGCTCATTGCCTCTAATGCCCTGCAGGTTATGACCGAATAAAGCAGCTGCATCATTCCACATGGGTTGATGACCTCTTCTCCCTGCTGAACTTCCTATGCCCTGTTCATCTATTCCCTTGTTTGTCATATCTGCTGCAATGGCCTGTATGTTTTTATTATAATAATCTTCATCCCCACCGGATAAACTTTTAAGCTCTGCCAGTATCTCCTGCTGTGCGTTAAGTTTCGGCACATCAAGCAGAGGTTTATCTTCTGGGTTAAGGTCGGCAAATGCGCTGGTATGTACTCTTTCAGGTGTTTTGCTCGCAAACAAATTTCTTAAAGGGCTGCGCTGAGATTGGGCGAATAACTGTTCTGCTTGCTGGTCATCACCTATGAGGTATTTAAGCCTCGCCTGTTCAAACTCCCTGTCTCTGCGTTTCTGGTCATGCTGCAAGCCCATGTTCATAAACTGAGCAAACAGCCTGGCATTGCTGTCATCATATCCAACTACGGTTGCCATTACTTACCTCCTTCCAGGGCCTCTAACCGGGTTTTCATCTCCTCATTTTCCTTAAGAAGTTTCTGCATTGCTCCGAACATTGTGGCATATATCATGTCCTGTTTTATTGCTAAAACTTCCCGTTCTCCCAGCTTCACTTTTATTACTGCATCCGGTAATATTTTCTCTATATCCTGTGCCATCCATCCCATCTGAGGGACCTCAGTATTAGCGTAATCCTTAACATCATCTGAGTATTTGAAAGAGTGTAGGGGGATTGCTTTGACTATATCAGCACACTTGTCAATATCAACATCCTCTATGTTTTCCTTGACGTTGCAATCTGATAGCATCGCCATACCTCCACCAAGTAAAGCCGGTCCAAGTATTCCCTGCTGACCCTGGAGTACCACATTCTCTTTAGAGTTTGTTCCGAGTGCCTGACCGCTTAAGCCTGATAGACCTGACATTGCTGCAAGCTGTCTTTGCCTTGCTGCTTCCTGTCCCTGCATTTCCATGCCCCTTTCTGTCATAAGCTGGTTATATCTCATGCCTGAAAGATTATCCATAGTGTTCTGCCTCACTTTATCCTGAGCAAACCTATTAGCGGAGCTGTGAAGGTTGGAGCTGTGCTTCGTGTTATCTATCAACTGGTTCATCTGATTAAGGGCCGGGTTTACAACTCCCTGATTGAACTCTCCCTCCCAGTTAGCCATGCGGCTATAATCATTCTGAGGGTTTTGCATCATTCCTCTGTATTGGCCGAATAGATCGTTATATCCTTCTGTGTTGTGACCTGTAAGGGCTGCTAATTGCGCCTGCTGGTATTCGTTCAAAAGATCATGCTGTTTAGTCTTAGGCTTAGTGCCTAATATCTGATCTTTTGTTGCACCGAATATGTTTTTTGCTGTGCTATACCCTGTGTATTTCTTAACTCCCTTTTTGATTTTCTTAAACATAATATTACCTCACTTATTCATCAAATTTCATAGACTTGTAATTAGCATTAAATCCAATCCTCAATCCTTCCATTACCAAAGGATTCGAGAATTTTATCTCTAACCGGACGTGTTTGCCTACAACATTCCAGTGTATTTTTTTCTCCATATATGTTTCATTCCCGTCAAGCGGAATAATTTGCCATGCAGACCAGTTTCTCCCTGCGTCTACACTTGCCCTTACTGTTATATCTGCAGGGTAAAATCCTATTGAGTTTTCTTTAAGCCTTAACTGCAATACTGTTTCAAGCAGTCTGAAATCTGCGCTTAACTGGTTAAGGGGATAGTCTTTAGTTACAATGGTTGAAACAATATCACTACCTGAATCAGTTGTATTGTCCTCTGAATATTCGTATAAATAACCGTTTGTGTCTCCGAATATCAACCGTCCGAAATTTTCATTGACGATTAAATCCTGCCAGCGTACATCCCAATCTTCCCATGTTATACCTGCTGTTTCTATTTCTTCCCATGTCGGAGCATAAGTTTTAATATACTCCCCCTGTGCTGTTAAATACATCATCACATTGCTGACATCGTTAAACTGCCAGAACATCCACTGTCTTGTCTGGTAATTATAAACAACACACATGTTAGGATATTCTGAATCCTGCCAGGGGAGGAATAAGCAGTAAAGGTTATGTTCGAGTATGTGAGCTGCAAATGATCTGTGCTGAAAAGAATTATTTACGTTCTTGACTATATACTGACTATTGCCTCTTCCTATATCCTGGACCTGCATCCCGTCAAACATATATAATGACTTACCACTCCAGAATATGTGAGCAGGGCCAATATCAACAACAGTGCGGATTGATATTGTGCCTATATTACGGATTATATTTTCATTGAAAATAAAAGGTTCGGAAGGATCAGGATTAACCTGCCCTATTGATATTGAATGAGTGGTATAAGTTATAATAAAATCTCTTAATGGAACTATACCCTTTATCTCAAATTCTTTATCAATCAATTCATAGTAATGCCCGCTGGTCCATGTGAGCGTCCCTGCATCTGACATATCTATATTCTGCCTAAAGTGAACCATAGAAACCGGATCATATGTGCTTGAGCATAATATCCTGTGATAGCTTTTACTTCCGAATGAGCATATGTGCTGGCAATAACTGTGGTATGCTGTTAAATCTTCACATTGCCCTGTGCCATTCCATTTCTGGATATAATCAACTCCATTAGTTGCAAGCATAGCCCTGTCATTTGTGTCCGGATCATAGGGGTATGTCACTATCCATTCATCATCCATGTCTCCGAAATAGCAGAGCCTTAAACAGTATTCACTTCCTGATACTGCCGGACCATCTTCGGATAGTGTCAGCTGCGAAACAGAATCAACACTTGCTACAAGATGCCATGTTGTGCATAATTCAATATCATCAGAATCAAAGGATATTTTATATAGATTGCTGTGTCTCCACTCTGTATTGTCTAAAGTTCCACCTGAGATTGTTATTGTTTTATTTCCTGTCCCTGAGCCTGTTGCTGTACCTGTGTTATAATTGCGGGTGATAAGAATAAAATTCCCTGTTACTTTGTCGTATCTATATATATCTTTATCAGTAAATGCAACGGTAATCCTTTCCAGGTTTCTGAGTAAACTATAGAGTGATAATCCGGTTACAGGTGAATCAAACGGCAATGATGAAGAGGCAAAATTAATAAGCCCTGACCTTTGCTGTATCACTCCATCTTTAAATATAATATTTTCCCCCTGCTGCAGAACACTGTCTGGTAAATTACGGGAGGGGAGGTCTCTAAAAATATTGTCTAACTGCGGTATATTGGAATTATACATTATGAACCTGTCTGTGTTATTTTCTCTCTCAACTTGACGGCGTCCTGTTCAAGTTGTAATAATTTTTCATCATCGCTCTTTGTGGCCTCGCCTGCAAGTTTCGCTCTTAACGGTCTTATACTTAGCATGTCTATTTGATTTAATTCAGATATAATTTCAGAGTTGACTTTTAATCGGTCTCGTTCTTCTATTTGTTTTTTCGTGATGAGTTTAAGTTTTAGTTTATCCTCATCCGGTAAAGAATCTGATGTGTAAAGCTGACCGAAACTTTCACCTTGTACTCTGATGTCAACTTCGATTAGTGGTCTTAATTCGTCAGGGTGTTGCTCTATTGTTCCATCAATTTTCTTTAGATATATCATATTATTCTCCTATGCTTCGTATGATCCGACAAAAAGATATTTGAATACTGTTGCTGATTTTGCTTGTGTTTCTGAGCCGGTTCGGGGAGTGCCGTTTGATGACACGTCTTCACCGTATCCGTTCATTGCTCTTCTGTTACTACTCCAGGTAGCAATATTATTATACTCTGATGTTCGAGCAGCGTTAACAGAAATTAGACCGCAGTCATCACGAAAATAATTCACATTTGACGCTGATGAATTTTGAGACGTTAGCCAAAGCTTATGATCATGTCCCTGCAGTTTATCGCATCTCAACGCCCCTGCAATTTTACCACCGCCTGCCTGATAATCTGCAAGTCCTGCCTCTGTGAAGTGCTTACATGAAGTTGTACTTCCCTTTACTCTGTTGCTGTATATCTCTATAGATGTCCCTGAACCGTTGGCATTTGTAGTAATTTTTCTTGTTGATAGTACTATGTTTGTGATGTCAAGCTCTGTTGTACCATCAAATAGTATTCTCCATCCGGAAGTAGGCGAGCCATGGAAAACCCAATCTTCCAAAAGTTCCGCAAGAAAAGCGTTGTTTGTTGCGTTATCGGTTAAAGTAAATTCATTTGTTGACCATGCACCGCCGAAAGATGATACAGGAGAAGCTCCGGCTCGTTCGTATGTCCATTTCCTTGCTCTTCTTACATCAATATATTCCTGAGTGTAATTAGATGTAGTTTGTATAACCGTTGGCTTTGATAGACAGAACCACGGGAACGTAGGGCTTATATCTACAAAGTCATCAAGTTCTCTGCGTTCAAGTCCCACTACATATAAATTTTCAGAAAAATTCTTAAAAGATGTATCAAGCTGATTTAATGCAGCCCTGGTCTCCCTTATTCTTGCAGCTCCCTGACCCGCAAGGTCGGTATTAAGTGGTAAGGTTTCGTCTATAAGTGTTGTCATGTTATTTTCTCCGACATTTCTTTAATAACTAATTGAAGAGCATACAGGAATCGTCTCAATTCCTCTGCATCCATCTGTCCATTCTTTACGTCAGGGAGTTGTGGTAATATAATTTTCATTTGCTATTCAGCTTGTCCCAGCACGATTGCTCTGTGTCCCGTTCCCATCTGTTCTCTTTCTTCCCGCAATAAACATATCGCTCTCTGGCTCTACATTCCTTGTGGTCATCAATGCACCTTTCCGGATTCTTTTGATTTCGGTAATCGCAATCCCTGGCCTTGAAGCAGGAATATAGTTCATCATCCTGCAGTATGGGTGCTTTCTGACAGGCTGCCATTTTTGTTGCTATAATCAATATCAGTATTAACTTTTTCATAATTCCCTCTTTACATTCTCCCATGCGTTAAGCCCTATAAGGGCAATAGAGTGAGTCACCATCCCCAGGAGCAAAGTGTCTGTGATATATGACACTCCCCATAACTTAAGCACATAGCTTGCAATTATCAGGAGTAGTATTATTCTTATAAAAAACTTTCTGTTCATCCAGTTAAACATCTTAGACCTCCAGGGCCCATTGAAATTTGTCTCTTGGTATTACTCTGCGGGCCAGTACTCTTATGCCTCTGTTGCCTGAGTCTGACACATAAAGCTGACCGTCTAACATGTACCCTGACATAAAGTGGTCTCCTTTGCCTGGTACATTGTATTTGTTGCTATTGCTGAATACTTTAATATTATAGCCTTTGTCCGGATCAAGATTGCCTGACATTACCTTGTCATAATCATAGTGATATATAAGCTGATTGAATTTGTCATCATAGCCGAATAGCTTTGCAATGTCTCTCTTGTCCGCATATATCCAGCCTTCCGGGGATAGATACCCCTTTTCAGTAAGCCTTTCAATCCATGTAGCATAATGAAACATTATCCACTTGTGCGCTCTGCATAGACAATAAAATGATTGTGAATTACAATGACGCTTTGCTGCATACTGCGCCTCTTCATCACTGCATTTAAGGGCCATCTTTATTGATTTCCATAATTGACTATCATCCTGGTTGTCCGGGAATTGAGAGTTTAATCTCATAAAGTCATCAATGTAATCTATATCAATCATTCCTTTTCCTCGTTGCATCGTCTTATGTAGCCGGATAGATCAGCGAACGATATACAAAGACTGGTCAATGTTCTATTGAGTTCATCCAGCTTGCTGTTGACATCAGTAAACTCATCTTTTTTCTCTTCTTTGAATACGCAAATATCTTTCTCATTTTGATTGACATTGCCCTCTAACCTTATCAGCCATATTATAAATCCAATCATTGTGAGAATAATGGCCCATAAGTTGTTCGATATAAATTCGTTCAAAATATTACCCCCGCTGCCTGTCTTCTTGAATAGTCCTCCGCATAAGCAGAATTAAGGGCCTCTGCTGCAAGCTGCGAATACATCCCTGCTGCGTTTTTCTCTTCCCGCTTCAACATCAGCATTGCTGTAACCATGTATATTATAGGCCAGTTACAGTATTGTGTAACAACGTCTGAGGTGTCATCGGCCCATGTGGGTGTTGGTATATATTTCCAGTAATCCATTGTAATATCTTTGGTTTCTTCCGGTGCTTCCGGAAAATAAATATCATCAATGATAAACTGGAATTCTTTATCATAATTTTCTCCCTCATAACTTAAAGAGATCATCTGTTTGTAGTCTGCTGGTAAAGCATAAGTGTCTGTACCGGCTATTAGAGATATATCAGCCTTTGCCCTCATGAACCAGAAATTATAATTGTCCTGAATTTCCTTATGCTTGTTCAATATTAACGTCTGGATAAAGGGAACCTCCGCTGTGGGTACAGGTGCAGCTGTAATGTCTCCATAGACAAGGTTTGTAATTACTGAGTATATCTCTGCCAGTGTCATAATTTACGCTTCCAGTACTTCGTATTTCGGTTCAACTGTTCGCTTAAAACCTTCTGCGATGTTTACCGCATCTTCCGCATCTGCTCCGGTTTCAAGGTGACGGTATATCCTTGCGTTTCTGAGAAAACTCAACACTGCGCCGTTAAGGGCTGTAGGTTCGTTCTCTTTGATTTTATAGGCTACACCGTTTACATTGCACTTGATAAAGCCGTTCCTGGATACTCCGGGAGCCTTTGCTATTACCTTGTATTTCCTCACTGTGCTGCTTTTGCTTTCCGCCTTAGTTTCTTTAGGCTTAGGAACAGGAGTTTGCTTTACTTCTTTAGTCTCTTTTGTTCCCTCTTCTGGTTTTTTATTTTCTACTTTAGCTCCAAACATTATAATCCTCCGGTTTGTATTCCCCCCTTTTCAGGGGGGATAGTTAAATTGATTTTAGCTGTCTCTTCCTGCGAGAATATGAATAACATCACCTTCTGTAGCATTGATATCTGTATCAAGGCCCAGCGTAAAACCGTTCTCTGCGGGTGTTATTCCCTTTTCTGTGACAAAAGAATGCAGTGACACTGTGTCTGTGGTTGCATCCACGCCTGTTTTGATCTTATAGCCCGATGCGTCAGCCATAGTGTCGAACCAGTCCAGAGTCACCTTGCTTGTGACATTTATTACTTTTACCCACTGAGGCCTGAAACCGGTTGTAAACTTCTTGGCAACGGCTGTTTCAGGTACAGTGTATTTCTCAGTATGAAAATATCTTTCCATGTAATTACCTCGTTGTATTGATATAGCGGGGATTGCTCCCCGCTTCGGATTATGCGCTTACTGCTGTTTCGTATATTGCGAACCAGTCCGGATTAAGCCCCTTTGCAGTCATAGCCATTATGTACCCTGTGGTGCTGTACATATTAAGCGGCCCGCCTGCCTCTTTTTCGCTCTTAAGTATTGATTCCAGGCTTTCCAGGTCTGCAATACCGAACGCTTCTTTACCGAGTGCAATAGCCTTGTGAACATCACAACGGGCTGCTGAACCTTCACCGGTAGACTGCTTGCCTGTTACAGTTGCGCCACCGCCTCCGGCAGATACAATCCCTGTCATAAAGTTAGAGACAATAAATCTCCAGCCCATACAGTTACCGATTTCGTTCTGGAACCTTACAGAAGGATTGCTGTAATCTGCACATTTGGTGAAGTTTGTTAAGCCTCTTACATCGTATGCCTGGTCAGGAGTAATAACCATTACATAACAGGCCTCAACAGGGTGGGTGTTGTCTCTGTCTGCTCCTGTCACAATTTCGGTTATCTTTTCAGCACCGTTCTTTTCCATAGTCCGGAAAAGTTTTCTCAGGTCTGTCTCGCTGAATGCTGCAATAACGTCTGTACGACCGTCAACAGCATTGGCATAATAGACTGTTTCAGCGTCTGATATGAGGGCATCTCTCATTATCATTTCCCTTGTTTCCCTGCCATGGTCTCCGACAACCTCTGTGTACTCCAGAGTAGCCTTAACAGGGTCAACAGCTTTTGCCTTGCGGCCTATTTTGGCATAAGCTCCATACCAGCCCACCTGACCGGTGATCTTCTCAGTAGTAGTTGCAAGAGGGGAGGGGTTTTCGTCTCCAAGCTGTGTAGGAGAACCGGGAGTAATTCTGTTTACTCTGAACCAGGAGACATACTCCATTCCGACAACACTTCCTTTAAGTGCAAACTGCTCGAATACTGAGTCATATTTGACTCTTTTGAGTAGAGTCTTTTGAAAAAACTCGTTAGGGTTACGCATATCTGCGATTGATACTATGTTATCTGGCATAATTTACCACCTTGATCCTTTAATTTTATTGTACATGGCATCAAAATCATCCTCTCCTGCTGGTACTGTGCCTTTAGCCTGGTTAAGAGTTTTGGCTTTGTTGAGGTTCTGAACGATCTTGTTCTCTACACTGACCTTACCCTTAGCCGTATTTGTTTCTGTGAGGGCTTCCCCTCTGAGCAGCTTACCGTACTTGTATGCAACATCTACCGGGTTCTTGGACCTCATTATAAGCTCCGCTATTGCCGGGTCTTTTTGTGCTTCTGCCTGTGCTGTTGCCAGTACATCGTTGTAGTCAGGATATTTCTGCTGATATGCAGCTTTCTGCTCATCAATAAACACCTGCCTCTGCTGCTCCTGAAACTGTCGTATTTCCTGCTGTGATGTCTGTGTCTGCTGCTGCAGGATAGCCTTTAACTGCGCGCCTGTGATAATATCATCATCAGGAATATCGAACCCGGATTGCTGTTGCTGTTGCTGTGGTTCCGGCTGCTGCTGCCTGTTCGATAATATGAGCTGTAATAATTGCTGATTATGCTCTTTGACTTCGCGCATCTGATCTTTGATTGATTCAACTACCTCAAGCGGTACAGTCCTGGGCTGCTGTTCAATCTCTGGAATTTCCTCTGATTCTGTTTCTTCAACAAAATCGTTACCTTCGGAAAACTCATCGGAGGCCGGAGTCGCCTCATCCATCTCTCCCATTTCGATGTTGTATTCTTCTGACATAATAATACCCTCTATTAGTTTTTAGCAGCTGATATTGGTGTGATGCTGCCTTTCTTTTTGTGCTTACTTGCTAAATCATCCACCGGAGTTTCAGGTGTCTCGTCCTTTGCTGCGGGTTTGACATCATCCTGCTGTCTCCAGCCGTATCTATTTCGAACCTGAATAGCGTATATTGTGCTGTTTAGATTGCGGTCTTTGAATATCTTCCGGCCCATTATATCCAACCAGTAGCTCTTGCTTAGGTCTGTGGCATAATCGAACCAGTCCTTGTATTCTTCCTCGGAGTCGTATAATCTCTCATGGATTCGCTGAGTTAAGCGGATAGATGTATACAACCCAACTTTGCTGTACCCATCCCGCCCTTTAAGCTCCAGGGCTTCCTGCCAATCGAGAATAAGGGGAGGGGGATTGTTGACCTTGCGAGCATCAAGCGGTTCTTCCGGTAGCATTTCAAACTTAGCATTTTTAAGGTTTGCAAAGGTATATGTTAAAGGTCTGCCTGCCATTACTGTGGTCCTCCTATCTGTTCATTGCTCTGTACTTGTCCCATCTGCTGGGCCTGCTGCATCTGCATCTGCTGTTGCATCTGCTGTTGGTACTGTTCGATTATCCGTTCTTTAACATCTGCGGGAATAAATGGATTCTGCTCAACCAGGGTGACATATGGAGTCTGTATTCCATGCTGTATTCCCTGCATGATAGATTCAAAAGCCGCCATCTGTGAAGTGGCCGAATGTGTTGTCTCATCAATTTTAATGTCAAAGTGGGTGCTTTCTCTTGCCTTCGCTAACACTTCGGGATTAATAGGGAATGAGTCCCCGACTATCATTTGGAATTTGGAGTCCTCAAAGTGTTCCAGGGCCAGATCAACTACCTGCTGTCCCAGGGTGCGGAGTGCAAAGTTTAAATGTTCATTAAGCTCTGCAACCGGGATTAAGCCTGTAGTCTGTGCCAGGTTCATTGCCTTTGCAGATTCCAAATGTGAAGGTGCGCCGATTACTTCCGGTATAAGTCCGACCTGGTTAAGATCACTGGAAAACATCTGTTCAAGCTGTACCTCAGAAGTGGGTAAGCCTGACTGCTGCAGTAAGTCCAGCTGCCGTCCGGGCCTCTTGGTTATTACTCCCTCTCTGCCTCCCAGCTTTTTAAGGTCGTTTATATCCTTCATGGCTCCCTCTTCCATAATCCATGCCATACGGGGATATTTCATTGTAACTGTAAGCATTGCCGATCTGCGGGCGTTCTTCTCCATCTGTGGAAACTCAAGGGCGCGAACATGTCCGCATATTTTGTCTTCCCAATATTCCTGAGAAGCATTGTAATATCCTACTATGGGGATAAAGGGGAAGTACGGCTTTGAGCTGAATGGATTTTTCTCATCCTGGAGCAGCAATGTATCATCTGCCAGCATAGCCAGTCTGATTTTATCTGTCTTATGCTCTACGGCCATAAGATCAGGATTGAGATTAAGGAACACCTTAAGGCGGTCTTTGTCTCCACCCCATTCCTCCCGGTCTGAGGGGCTGTATTTATTAACAATTATGAGCTTCCTGGTAGTTGATCTGTACCAATACTCTTTGACTACAACGCGGGTTTTACGGCTATCCGATACCTTGTTGAATTTAAAAATGGAGTCGTTATCGCCTTTGAGTTTTTCAATTTCCTCTGCCCTGTCCGGGAAAAGTGCCTTGAGTTCTGCTTTGTTTATAAGCCTATAGCGGATTACATAATCCGCATCTGATAAGTCCAGTTTGCGAAAATGAGGATCAGGCAATATATTAAATGGTGATTCGTGGTTGATTTTAATATCGCCTGAAACAAAGTCGTTGGTAAAATCAATATAAGGGTGCAGCCATCCCAGCCCGCCTGCCACCTGGTCCTTATGTGCAGCAGTAATGACCGTCTGTGCGCTGCATAAGTCTGTAGCCCATTTGATAGTCCGGGTTAAGAGTGTGGACAACATATCATCATTATGCTCTATAGGGTATGCCTTAAGGTCTGTGAGGGTGGATAATCTCTTGCCTACGAGTGAGTCCACCTGCTTCTTGATAATATTGATTGTTACAGGGATTGCATCTGTCTGGCGTATGCGCTTAAGGTCCCCATGTTCCCATTGATTACCCGCATAGAAGTCATGCTCCCGCTTGATTTTATCGTGGAGTGGCTGCCATGAGGCTTTTGCCTCTGCTGCTGCGTCTTTAATAGTCTTAATTAATTCTTTATCTTTCATTGTCTTACCATACAAAACTTGATTGCCATGTTGCATCTCTCTCCTGCCGTCTGAAAGGTGCTGCATTTCTGGCGGCTGCTGTTTTCTCCGGTGCTTCTTCTGCCTCTTCCGGGAATACTACGTCTACATTCTGGATCATACCCATGCAATCCAGCATATCATCGTGTGCCTTGTTGTGCGGGAATTTGGTATATTCTTCGTTGATAAACTCTGAAATGAGTTCTCTTTCAACACCTGTAACATCTGTGTAATATAGTTCGCGGGGAATAAGGAAGTTGCGCTTACGCATCAATGCGCCCAGGGCCATAATCCTTTTACGTTTGGAGTCATTCACATTACTGCTGAATTTTGATATGAGGAAATAAAACTTTTCCCTCTCCATTTCCCTGTCGAATACTTCAAGGTCAGAGTTAAGGGCCTGTACTTCATAATAGCAGTCATAAGGATTATGCTTAACATACAGGTCCTTAAGCATCTGGAACCTTTCGTATACATCCAGCTTATCCCTTATCATATCCACTAAATAGAATTGCCTTTGAGGGGAGCATCCGATAATTGCCATTACTGTTGAGTCTGAGGTTTTATGTTTCTTACCCGCGGGATCGCAAAGTAAATAATATGTCAAATTGGAGGGGAGGGTGTCATAATAGGTTAGCCATTCCAGATCAAGCCCTCTCTCATTGCTGGCTGTAGGGTCCTGCAGTATCTGTCCGCAATAGAAAGCATCGCCGAAATCTTCCCGGATATTGTCCAGCTCTTCCCTGGTTTTAAATACCGGAATACCGCCTATCTTTCCGTTGCCGTCCTTGTCTACCTCTCCGGGGATAATTACTTTTTTATATCTGCCGTCTTTTAAAATGTCTGCTGAAATATCGTTTACATCATATCTGGTGGTGATGGTACGGATTCTCACCCGTCTGGTTCCCAGCCCTGCAAGCATCCTATATGCAGCCTTAACCTTTTCAATCTGCTCTGTTGTTGCTGAGTTGTCTATTGTTACAGGGTCATCGACAATAAGAACATCAAAGTGCATTGATACCGGGGAGTTTTCTATAAGGCCCCATGCTGAGAATGTCGCCTCTTTAACTGTGCTGGTACGCTTTACATATAAGCCTGAGTATAGATTCCACTTGTTCGCATCCTGCTTCTTTGCAAAAAATATATCACTCCATGCAGCTTTTAAAAGTTCGTTCTGCTCTGCTATCTGCTTCACGCTCATAAGCTGTGATATTGATTTATCACGCTGGAATGATAAGACTGCTATAGTTATATTGGGGTCCTTGCATACTTCCCATAAGGGGAGGGCTATTGTATTGAGTACGGATTTGTAATGATCTCGTGCTGCAAGGATAAATAAATATCTTTCGTCAAGATAGTCTTGTGACTCATAACATCGGGCCATCAAATAAGGGTGTACCAGGGGGAGTTCTAACACATACCATGCAAAGAAATAAAAATCATCCTCTGCTATTGCCCGGACCTGCTTTAAATATGCTTTGTAGTTTTTCTTTTTTACTTCTGACAATTCAAGGGCAAGGGCTTCATAGTCATACTTGAAGTCTGTTGAGTGGATTCCCAGCCGGATTAACTCCGGCCGGGCGTCCTGCAAGAAGGAGGTTGTGTTAAATGTCTGTACCATATCAGACATAAACATTTATGTATTACATTGTCAAGTCTATTTAAGTATTTTATTTAATTCTAATTAACAATGTTCAGATAATAGTTGTTAGCACCAATACTACGTTATCTTTTTCAATTCAGAAATAAGATAATCAATAGCGTGTCTGCCAACGTGATATTGTAGTGATGGTGTTCCTCCATAAGTAGGTATTAGGAATACTAAAATATCATCGTACATCCTGTATATTTCAGCAAATCCATAGTCACTTTCAGGGATAAAAACCATATCGCAATCAACACCATTGTCATCTATTTGTGTGTTGTATGGCAAATCAAGTATTGCCTGTTTTAATTTGTCATCGTATAAATCAAGTTCTGTTCTCATAATCCGTACTGGTGCTAACAGCGTATATACAAGATACGCCTACAAGCATTTGTTTATAATTTGAAATTTTCGTTAAGGCGTACCTCGTATATACGCAAAACGTTATAAGAAATTGGCCTAACTTTTCCTGTTAAAATAAACAACGAAAACCCCTATTGAAACTGCACCATTCATATCTTTGGTATCATAATCCATTTTGACTCCCTGTGTGAACGGGGATATTGAAACTATACCTATTGAATTATCTTTTTGGAATTGTGTTAATTCATCATCATTTTTAAATACTTTGTAGTGTACTATTTCGTTCATACTCGTCTCCTTGTTTTATATCGGCCAACTTCTTATAACTGTCGCTAAACGTTCGACCTATCGGCCACATGGCTAAAGCCACGTCGTTTAGCTATAACGTTATATGACATAGACCGCACCTTTTCTGTACGGACAATGCCCGTTTGATTCTAATGATTGTATTACTATATATGACACCTTGCTAGACATATCTTTCTGATATAAATCACATTTATTACCACACCACGAGACAACACAAGTTGCTGAATTGCGGTCTATGTCACATAACACGGCATGAGACGAAAGAGGCTCTCCTTTTTCTGCAATCCTTGCCGCTCTTATTAACTTTCTGTCATAATATTTGCTCATTGTTTTAATCCTCCTTCGTCTATGCCTTGTTCGTTATATGCAATAACCGCTTAAACTTTTGGTGCAACGTCCTGTTGCGCTTCTGTAATCCTTAAACTCTACTGTTTTAAAAATTGCTTTATGATTTACCCATCGAGCAACTTGTTTTTGCTCTCTTGTCGGTTCTATATTATTTTTAAAATCTCTGAAAGGTTGACCGAACGGATCAACTTTCAATGATTTTAAAAACATAATCCTGTCTATAGACTCATCAATATCATTTATTAACGTATAAACAAAATAATTCTTTGGAGTGCAATTATATTTTCTTAATAAATTAACTGCTTTTTCAATGGGTTTTTTCATGCTTTCGGAATCACACGCCATTCGCAAAGGTTTTAACCATTTGACCTGTGATAATAACTTTGCCATAGAATCATCAATCAATCTTGCATCTAAACCCTGGTTGAAATCAACCTTAATTTTCATTTCAACTATTTTTTCAATCTGTTTTATACCATGTTCTAAAGCTAAAACATTATTGTCCATCAGGACTGCTGACTTTTTATCTGAAATAAAGTCTTGTATGTCTGCCACTGGTCTAATCTTCCCTTCTTTTTCAGGCACTAAACACCATTCACATTTTCTAATACAACCCCGTGTTAAAAATCCATAAGCAGAATCGCAATCATACAAACTATAATCGGGGCATATATTTTCTATTTCTTCTGGCAATTTAATTGTAACATCATAACCAGTCCCGCCCTTTACCTCTTTATCCGCTTTGTAATAATTTTGATCATCAGGTGTAAAAGTAAAAACTTTTGATCTATATAATATATCATAATCCCCGAATAAAGAACTTGCAAATTCAACTTTGTCTCCATGCTGTTTATGCCATGCAGATAATTTCATCAATGCAAGATTCGGAAAATTATGACCGTCAATATCTAATAAACCAATTTTCAAATTAAACTCCCTCTACGCTTTCGGCGTCCTGCCTCAAGCTAAATTAAATTTTCTGTGGCGGTTACTGCATATAACAGAGAATATAAAACATTAAAACGATTTTATATTCTCAATATGTTGTACGAAATTAGTTTAATCTATATATTCCTGCTACAAGCTAAACAATAATCTGTTGGCTTATCTTTTATAATTGCCTCGTCTGGATGGTCACAAACTAACTGTTCGCTTCGCCTCACAACATGTAGTTCTTTTTTTTTTCTAATATATCAATCAACTCCGCTTTCGCTGCTTCAAGTTCTTTCACATAACCATAAGCATCACAACATCCTCTTTCAATATCAATACAGCCATTAGCTTCCCATTGTTCTTTTGCTTTACTCATCTCTCCTCCTTGCCAGTTCCACCACATCTTTCACATTGTACTTGATAAGGACAATGGTAATAACGACAACTACCATCACAATAAGGGTGATGCTCTGCTGTCCATCCCTTGCCATTACAATCAGGACATGGATAAGTCTCCCTAAATTCCTCTTCTGTTTTCATATCTCCTCCTTGCCGGTTACTCTGGATAATTATTTTTTTTTGTGAATGTTATTTCTTTTGTCGCCTCCAGAAATTCATCCTCTCTTAATTTAGGTATTGATCTGTTCAGATGACACACTGAGCATAGATACATTATATTGCCAGGGTGTTCTAATCTGCTGCCGTACTTCTTCCTGTTGTGTTTAGTCTGCGAAAATAAATGGTGCATCTGTTCCGCTATTCTTATCCCGCATAACTCACATGGTCTATTCATTAAGCCACCTCAAATAAATTTCCTTGTCCATAATCATTAAATCTATTTTCAAGATCAAGAATAGATTGCCCTGGTCTAAAAGTTCTATATGTTGACTTCTCCCACTCTTTAATTAAATTCCAATATTTGGGATATTCCCGATAAATAATATTCAATTCGCTTAATGACTTTAGCGGGCAACACCAGCAGGATACTCTTTTGAATTTGTCATAAAGCCCTCCCCAGGTAAAGTTTAAGTTATAACAATATTTAAGAGCATCCTGTTCAGTCATTCCCCATTTTACAAGTGGGCGCTCAATGTGCCGTCCATCTTTGTTTTTCCCTTCTCTGCTTTCTTCATTCGCTGCAATTCCATGATATTCAATTATGTTCTTACCTGAATATTTTTCCCTCATAAATTTTTTAATAATCTGCTTTTTGAGGGCAGTACACCACCTGTTCCCCATGTCCGGGAAAGAATATCCGATTTCAGTATTAACATAAATATCTCTAATAAACTTTTGCTCAGTAATTCTTGAACCTTTCTTTTTAAAGTGAACCAACAAATACGCCTGGAAAGGTTTATCCGGTTTTACTATTGTAATTTTTCTCTGGATATATTTTTCAACTTGTTCCACATGGATATACATTTCAGGAAATTCAACTCCCAGGTCGGCCATTATTATATCATCAACCTTGCTGCCCTCATTCAGTAATCTTAAGAGCATTGCTGTTGAATCTTTGCCACCGGAGAACATAACAACATGCTGCGTCATATGCCCTCCAGCGGGCATATATTTAACTGATCGCAAAACTCATTTG